AAATGAGCACCTTACTTGCCGCAATAAGAGCACAGCAGGCGTGGGAAAAGAAACCCAAGAAGCCAAAGCCCAAGCTCCCATCAGAGAAGCGGGAGAAGCTGCAGGACACCGTGATCATGCAGATCCTTGGGTTGAATGAGATGGGACTGCCCGTAAAGAGCATCGCCAAAGAGGCAGGTGTGCCCGCGCAAACAGTGTACAACGTGAGACAAAGGTACATACTCATCGATGTGAAGAACGGCACACGGTGGTACAAGTGGTTGGGAGTGTGAACAAAAAGCTTACAGTCATAAGTTTGGGGGCAGGTGTGCAGTCGAGCACGATGGCGCTCATGGCAGCGCATGGTGAAATCACACCCATGCCTGACTGCGCAATCTTTGCCGATACGCAAGCAGAGCCAGCACACATATACGCCTGGCTTGATTGGCTTGAGACACAGCTGCCGTTCCCAATCTTGAGAGTGACAGAGGGCAATCTCAAAGAAGCTATACTCAACGGGCAAGATAGGTTCGCAACACCGCCGTTTTTTACAAGCAGCCCAGAAGGCAGAGGCGAAGGTCTTCTGCGTCGGCAGTGCACTTCAGACTACAAAGTCAAACCCATACAACGAAAGCTCCGCGAACTGGCTGGGTATAAGCCAAGGCAGCGTATCCCAGCAGACACTGTCGAGCAGTGGATTGGCATCTCAAGCGATGAGATTCAGCGCATGAAGGACGCGCCAGAGAAATGGTGCAACAACAGGTGGCCTTTGATTGAGAAGCGCATGAGCAGGCTGCACTGCCTTGAGTGGATGCGGGATCATGGGTACAACGAGTTACCCAAAAAGAGTGCGTGTACCTTCTGCCCATATCATGACAACGCAACATGGCGGAAGATGAAAGCCGAAGACCCAGAGTCTTGGGATGAAGCCGTCATGATCGACAGATCAATACGAGATGGCTTTGCCAAAACAACACAGAAACTATACGTTCATCGAAGCTTACAGCCGCTTGATGTTGTAGACCTGTCTGACCCCGCGGAGGACCAGGTGGCGTTCAGTTTCATGGATGAATGCGAAGGGATGTGTGGCGTGTAGGAACCCCAGCCACCTACGGAACTACGGGGGTAGGTGGCCGGGGCAGGTGTGGCAGAGTAATCCCAAAGCAAAAGGTTTTACTGCGTTATGAACGCTTTGTCCCACCAAGGAGAAGCAATGGAAGCTTCTGGAACGGATGATAAACAAAGAGAGAGTCGATGGCAAAGGTGACAATTGAAATGAACGTGGATGATGACACGGTAGAAGAAGCAGTCGGCTCACTCAAAACCCTAGCTGGGTTGGAGCAAGCGAACAAAGACATGTCAGAATCTCTGCAGCTGCTGGTCAAAGCGATCAGCAAGAACAACTCAGAGATCAGGAAGCTGGCGAAAGAATTAGCGAAGAAAGAAGAAGAGGAATAGGTATGCAGATATATCAAGTGAACACGGGAGGTAAGTACGGGATTGTGTACGCAGACTCAGAAGAAGACTTGGAGAAGCTGAAGGCATGGTTGTCGGAGAACATCGACTCGGATCTGGAACAGGATGACACGCTCAGTGCAGAGGTGGTGTCCCAGGCGGAAACAAACTGGGATGAAAGCTTCGCAGGTATGGTCACAACGATCGATATCGAACTCACAGATGACGGCATACGACAGGCGCTGACACTGGGATACCTCAACAGCAACAGCTATTGTCGGCCCATAATAGAGCAGTCAATGGGCGTGCAGCCGTGGAGCTAAGAGTGGAATACGAGTGGGAAGATGTGCCCCTAGAACCCACCTCTGTGGCTCTGGCAAACCTCAAACAGGTGATCGGATGCGCCTGCGAGGACATCCCAGACATCGCTTGGAACGGGCAGTATTACTGCATCAGATGCAGGGCAAGTGACAGGGAAATTCATGGGTCAAACAGGGAGGGGTCAAAGTGAACTTAGGCGCGAAACTTAAAGTAAATTCTAGCTCCGGGGCGGCCCGACTTTTGGCAAAAGAGGTAGGGTCACGGGGTGTTTTTCATTTTGACCCTACCCCTGTGGATAAGTGGGCTAAGTCATTGATTTATAACAAGGTGGGGGTAGGGTCACGTGGGTCAAGCGTGACCCTTGTGACCCTTGACCCTACCCCTACCTAAGTCATTGATTTTAAAGGGTGGGTCATGGGTCACGTGGGTCACCTCTAAAGAGGGGGAGAGATATATTAAATATCTCCCCTTCGGGATACCCCTTCTCCCCCTTTAGAATTAGGATTGGGAAAAGCAAAAAAAATTTTTTGAAGCATGAGAAAAACAGACATGAGTGAGAGCACGAACAGCGCAATTGAACCTGATGAGGACATCCTTGCGAACCCTAAGCGGTACGCGATTGCTCAGTTCAAAACTAGACCGCTGACCAAGAAGCAGCAGAAGTTTGTGCAGCTGTATGTGTACAACGATCTGACAAACACAGAGTGCGCGCACAGAGCAGGGTACTCACACCCAGCACAAGTTGCGGCTTCTTTGTTGAATGACCCTAGGTACGCACACATTCAAGAAAAAATTCGGGAGCTCCAGGAAGGCGAGCAAAAGAAATTTGAGATCACTTACGAGAAGGTTGCTCGTGACCTGCTCGAGATTCGTAACGCTGCCATGGAAGACGGATCTTATGGTGCAGCCGTCACCGCGGAGATGGGCAGAGCAAAACTTGCAGGTCTGCTCGTTGACAAGAAAGAGATCAAGCACGGGCGCATCGACCAAATGGACAAAGCAGAAGTCGAAGCCCGGCTGCAGGCGCTCATTGATAACAACCAACTTGCGCCTCACCTGTACGAACAAGTGGCCCAGGCAGAAGACTACGACGAAGACGAATACGCCGAGTACGAAGAGATCGAAGACCTGCCTGATGACTAGATCTGTTCGACATCTCCTATCTGCCATGGTTCAAAGAAGTCGTTCACGTTGCTCTTGTTCAGCGCGAACTCAACTTCGTTACATGCAGTCTCATGATCCGTTGACTTCACAAAGAACTCTACGGTCACAACAAACTCCTCAAGCTCAACGTCTTCATCCGGTTGGTTGAACGGTGCACGAGGGTTCAATCGGTCTTCATCCGCACGATCGATCATGTTTTTCTCCTTACTTCTGATGGGTCACCAAAGTGAAGCCTGAAGTTCTTGCCCTTGCGAGCTAAGTCCGTCAGGCGTTTACGATTCTTCATGGCAATCAATACACGGTGCGCCTTCAACTTGTGCGCATCGCAACAGAACTTGCCTACCTTTTGCATGGTCTCAAACTTCTTGCCGCACCAATCACATGTGTGCTTATGCATCTTCTTGTGACGGTACAGGCCAGAAGAGTTCTCACGCATGCCTCCGCGTGTTGAGGTCATGAAGGATCAACCTTTACAGATTGAATCTCATCCTCATGGATACACTCCCTGCGCAACAACTCAGAGAGATGCTTAAACATCACCCAGTAGTTGCCGTAGTTAATTGGGCATGGGACAACCAAGTCATCCCTGCCATCAACGAAAATAATTTTAAGACTTAACATCGTAGATCTCCTTGTCTGCGGCGAGCACAAGCTCACCGATGGTTTGAATGAGTTGAGGCACAACGGCGTTGCCTAGGGCTTTGACTCTGTCCACCCGATTGGGAACCCCATGAGCCATTCGAGGAAGGGGGGGTTCAACGGGCCACTCTCGCCCTCTGCGTAAGTCACCGAATCGGGAAGACTGTTCGATGGCAGTCTGCCCTTCGCTTGCAATGTCTCCGCCGATCGACCGCCTTTGTAATCCCGCGTCAGTGGCGTAGGCCATAGACTCGCTTTCTTTACCGCCGTCGCCAGACCATCGCCCGACTTCGCGTTCAAGCCCTTCTTGTTGTAATTCCCCTTCACCGTGGGTGTCGGCCACATGCTTGGGTCTTTGACCTGCTTTGCTAAACTCAGCTGGTTCGCCGTGTCCATGTTCTTCCAATCTGTGCTCATCGGCGTGCGCCACATGCGCGCTTGGTCGATCAGTTGCGTCTGATACTTGGTGCCGTCTGGTCTGCGCCAATACGTCCCCTCCCATTTCCATCCCCGCTCCGCCGCGTCTGTTGGTATCCCTCCGCCCGTGCTCGCTGCTGGCGTTGACCAAAGCTGGGTCTCGGTAGGCGATGATGAAGACTCGGTCTCGCCTATGGCGCGCATCGACGGCACAAGCTGGTAGTACAAACGGCCTGACTTCGTAGCCTTCTGATTCCAAGTCAAGTGACACATCGTCGAGTGCCATGTTGATGAACCCAGAAACGTTTTCTCCAATGACCCATCTTGGCTTGGACTCACGGATAATTCGTAACATCTCTGGCCAGAGGTGACGGTCATCTTCTGATCCTCGCTTGAGTCCAGCCGTTGAGAAGGGCTGGCAAGGGAATCCCCCGCAAACAACGTCAATTGATTCGGCGTATTCTTTTCCATCTAAGTTCCTTACATCGCTGTGCACGGGCGTGTCAGGCCAATGCTTGTTGAGAATGGTGGTGCAGTAGGGGTCACGCTCACAAAAGGCCACAGTGGACATTCCTGCCCACTCTAGCCCTAATGAGAAGCCACCTATGCCTGAGAATAGATCAAGGACTTTCATGATTAACCCTCAAGTGGAGGCCGACTCCCTCGTGAGATGAGAATATCTCTGGGCAACGCAAACCAAGGCGAAGCATGATTGATTCAGCCTCATCGTAGTAATCGTTGTACCGCTCTTGAGATCGCTCGGTGTAATACTCATCACCGTTGTCATCCTTGATGGTTTCAAGACTGCCATCGCCATACTCTTCAGCGAGGATCACAGCAAGATCGCTGCACATCTCAATCCATTGCTCGTTCAGTAGTTCTAAGTTGCTCACGATTAACCCTCCGCTCTGCGCCAATAGACCATGGCTTCGTGCTCAGGCAATTCGTTCAGCCAAACATGTGACTCGCCTTCGTTCTTTTCAGCGAGAATCGATTTGAGATACTTGATGTTCGCCGCAAGCGGTTTCATCTTGTACAGATAAACTTTGCCGTCCTCCTCATCAAAGATCGTGATCTTAGACTTGAGAGTCTTGCGCATATCTTTCAAGCAGAGATGCTCGTTGAGCAGTTCGGTTATGACGTACTCAAGCGAGAAAGTCAGAGCGTGATCGCCGTTGATCAAGATGGACTTGTATCGCTCACGGATATCATCGTCCAAAGATTCATAGGCTTCCTTGCATGAGTCATCAAGCATCGCTCTGAATGATTCTTTGCTTTGGCCGTGAACGGGGTAGTAGTTGTGTGCTCCACCGTTGCCATCGTTCTCAACTTTCATCACCGCCTTGCCATCCAAGTACACCGTCGCCGTGAAGCAATGTGTCTCACGGCTGAAGTGAGCGTTGAACTTCACGTTCTTCAACTCAATCGGATAACGACGGCCAAAGGCGTCAAGTGTCGGGTCAGTAGGTGCTGCCACGAAGGGGTTAGGGTTTTTCATATCAATCTTCCTTTTGCTTTAGGTTCGATTACGGTAATGCAATGTCGTTACGAAAGCAAGGATTTAGTTGGGGCTTAATTAAATGTGCTGTATTTGTGTGGGGGAATCGCTCCACCCCCCTCCCACAGGGGCAACACCGCTTGATTTCAGCGTGTTTGCGTGCGGCCTAGGGGGTTTGGGTGGGTGCGGCCTTGCGGCCCCGTGCGGCCTCGTGCTTGCGGCCTAGGGGCATGTATATATATTCAGTGCTTGCGGGCTTGCGGCCTTGGGTGCTTGCGGCTTGCGGCCTTTTTTGCGCTGATCCGCGGATCGCGGGGCTTGCGGCTGCGGGAGCTCCGCTCGAGGCAGGTCCAGGCAACCTAGGGATTGCTCCCTAGGATTTCTTCTCACACTATTTCCTCCTTCCAGCAGTCTAGTAACTCCTTAATGGATGTCTCGACATCGTCGCGCTGCTCCTCGTCAAAGTAATACTTGCCGTTACGCTCTAGGAAAGCTTTCATTGTTGGCAGCGTCCAGAATTTTTCGGCTTCTTTTTTCTTGAGCTTTTGTGGGTACTCGGTGTCCGAAAAACAAAACGACACTTTCACAATGTCGCTAATCAGCTCGCGGTCTTCGGCATCATCCATATCAAAATAGCTTTTGATTAGCTTACCAATAACTTCAGGCTCTTCGGCACTAACGTCTAGGCGGAAATTTGTTTCCGCCATTTCTTGCTCATGGTTTGCGTAGGTGAAAATCGCTTCCGCTTTGGTGTAGTTTATCCAGCATATAGCCATGGTGCTTGCTCCTTAGTGATACTTGTAACTGATGTTTTTGATGCGAGGGTTCCAGCATGCGCGACAATCGGCGCATTTGTTACCCTGCTTAGATGATGGGCACTCGCGGCCGATCGGCTTGCCTAGGTGGTGCACTGTGCTAGTGAGCGCGAAACGTTTGGGCGGTTCCCCGTCTACCATAGCCGCGGATACGCGCACTGTTAGATTGCTTGGGAATTTGCCGTGCTTGCGTAGGTAACGCGACACCATAAAATTCTCATGAGTGGGCAACCAGTGCTTGGTGTTAGGCGTAGCGAGTGCGACGCGCACAATATCGGCGAGCATTTCATCGCTTTGCAAATCACCACTATCAAACCAGCGAAAATAATCCGCGTTATTGATAGCGCGCACCATATTATCGACCCAATTGCTGGTGCCGATTAGATTTATTCTGCGCTCGTGCGCGTTCTTGGTAGGCGTCCACTTATACGCGCCCTTCTGGGCATAGCAGGTATTGCAGATACTGCCCTTAATTTTTGCGAGCTTGCTACCTGTCTTGCAGTGGTCGGCGCTAATGCCGAATGAATAACACGGCATCTTGCTTGGTTCGGATAAGCCACCAACGGCGGCGCGTGCTTCGGATACTTTCATTTCTAGTCTACCTTTTTGCTTTGGAGTAATGATTATAACAAAATGACCAGGCCGGACAACAACGATCGGCAGGTTCTTTTTCGCTGGGTTTTTGTTGTTGACCAGGGCGGACCAGGAGCCGCGGCATAGGCTTGCGGCCGCTTGCGGCCTTCGGCCTTTTATATATTTTTTGCTTGCGACCTGCGGCCTTGCGGCCCGCGGCCTTTATATATATTTATGCGCGCAGCTCGAGGTCCAGGAGCGGAGCTCCAGGCCGATCGGACATAAAAAAAGGGGCCGAAGCCCCTTGTTGGTTAGACTCGCCGAGCGTACTGCTCGACCCACTCAGGTTCGGCATCGAAGAGCTTGTAGTCTGATTTGATAATGTAAGCGTATTGGTCGCCGTACTCCCAATTGCCAAAGGTCGCGTCGGACTTCGCGGCCGTGAACCATCGTGCATACAGGTCTTTTGCCTCCGTCTTCACGGATCCTTTGTACCGCTTCAGTATGCGGACTTCGATCGGCCCAAGGGCCGCGTTCCAGCCCTTATAAACCGCGTATGGATTATCGACCTGCCTAGTTTTACCGAATGGATTTGCCATTGTTTTTCCTTTTTGCTTTGGAGTGTGGGGGCCGCAGCCCCCATTAGTTAAGTGTGAGTGTACCCGTCTGGTTCAATTCCAATCCACATGGTGGGCACGCACGCCATTATGGAATCATCAAAATAGACTTTAGTGACATCGCGCTGTATCCAATCGATGAATCCCATGTTGCGAAAGTCCAGGTGGTCGGTGTCGCGGACATGGCGCGTGAAGACACGCACCAATGCCGCGGATTGCTCGGCTGTTACTTGATCGGCCGTTAACATATCTCGAAGCCTCCCGATTGTTTGGCGAATTCCGCGAACTCTTCTACTGCTTCAACATAAAGCGGATAGTACGTTTCATATGGTCGGACAGTACCTTTCCCGCCACATCCATTGCAGGTGCCTTGCACGTATTCATCGTCGCGCTGACCTGTCCCATGGCAGTGTTTGCACTCGTCATCGGGTAATGCTTCGAGTTCTTTTTGCCGATGATCCGCGTATTTTTGAACGAGACCAGACTTCAACAATGATTGCAGCACAAGGCCGATCGATGCCGCTTTGTCTTCATCGATGCGATGGCCGTCGTTGTAATGGCCAGACTTGTGCGTCTCTTCATCGATGCTGCACACTTCGCAGACATAATCCCAGAGCGGCCGCCAGCACCAGACATTGGCGCGAAAGTACTCGCCTTCTTTCGTGTAGGGTTCGACCCCGTAGACATCCATTCCCATAATTTTTCCTTTTGCTTTGGAGTAATGATTTTAATTGATGCCAGTAGACATCGCAATACCCGCCCAAGGGCGGCGGGTACTACGCTGGCGACTAACCTAGGTCAAACGATACTGCGACCACTGTTTTCGCCGTTTGGTTGCGCTCGGTAATCTTCCACGGCACCAATGAGCCGCGCTCGGTTTCGCCTGACAATGGGTTGATATACGGCATGTACATCTTGCCGTTCAACTTTCGGTAATCAGTGTAAGCAATCAACGCCTTTCGTTTGCCTTCTTTTTTGCGCTCGGCTAGTTCGGCGTTGATCGCCGCCAGCCGCACGCCTTCGGCGCTGAGCTTGATCGCCGCTTCGCTGATCTTTCGTTGTGCTTCTAATTCCTGAGCCGATAATGCTTTTACGTCTATCATCTTGTTTTCCTTGTTGGGCAATGACCCCGTGCCATTGCATGTTATGCAATGTAACAGAAAGTATACTCATTGTATACAATTAATATCATTTATTTTGCCGCACTCACTCCATTGTTAAACCACTGCCAGCGAGGCCTTGTGCTGAGCGACCACAAACTAACGGCCCGCATCTGGCGCGGCGCGTACTAGGTACCCTAGGACGCAGACCCAAAAAAAGTCTGCGACTTGTCGCACCCTCATCCCCCCTGTATGTGTAGACATAATAGTTCTGCATATATATAACGTTCACCACGCACAACTTAGGAAAAAACTCAATTGGCTAACTTGTCGCACCTGTCTGAGTCGCAGATGAAGGAGATCCTTCAGTTGCAGGAGCGTTTAGATCTTTTGAATGCGCGTGATGCGTGCCGTGATTCGTTCATGGAGTACATACGGCACATCTGGCCTGGGTTTATTGAGGGTGATCACCATCGGTTGATCGCGGATAAGCTGACCCGTGTTGCGAAGGGTGAGTTGAAGCGGTTGATTGTGAACATGCCGCCCCGTCATACGAAGTCTGAGTTCGCCTCTATCTACTTTCCGAGTTGGATGATGGGACTCAAGCCTGATCT